CATCTGATGGTACGTAAAAACTTTCATCAATTACTGAAACGTTTACTCCTGGACTTGTTAATGTTGCCATATGTTTAATTCTCCTTGCAAGGTTCGTTAATGCTATTTATAGTTAATACGGTAAAACGCATTAAAACTAGCATGAATTTTGGTACCTATATAGGGCACGTAAATAAGTGTAATGAAAAGACCACTATGTAAAACATGTAGAAATAAGCCTAGGGCCTATGCGTATAGGAAGGGCAAAACGATATATTGGAGAAGTCGTTGCGACAGTTGTATAAGACAGAAAAACAAATTTAAGACTGGATATGCGGCAAAATGGTTCAAATCCGGATATCGTAAAAAAAAGAGATGTGAACTTTGTGGATTCAAACAAATCAGTCAGGCACAGATGGATGTGTACCACGTAGATGGGAATCGTAATAATACATCTGTGTACAATTTAAAAACTATTTGTGCTAATTGTCAAAGACTTAAAAGTACTCAGGATTTGGGATGGCAGATTGGTGACTTGGAAGTAGATGGGTAGTCATATCATATATTTGTTTGTGCAATGATTCAATAGTGTGTGTATTTTCTAAAACATAATCATAGTCTGTGCCAATCCAATCCCATTCACTTTGATGAGCACCGGACTCGATCATACTTTGTCTGTTAGGTATTTCGGTCCTTTTTACAAGGACTATCTTGCCGCCTTTTGCTCTGATTTGCTTTATTTCATTTACAAATCTAGTGTCTGAAATTACTGTGTAAATGCCTTTATACCTAGCCATGCATGAATCAACCCAAATGCTGTCTAACATGTGACCCCTACAAACTTCTGTACCAAAATATTGCAATACCCAACGAGGCGTCACAGGTTTTCCAAAACGTTCACTCCAAAATTTATCTGGTTGTTCTCTCCAATGCCGGCTTGATGCCGTATTGCCTTCTAGCATTTCTCGATCCCAGCCAAAAATACTTGCTGTTGCATCTTTTAAACTTTGTGCAAATGAATCTCTCTTAAAGCCGTGGTGCGACACCAATCGTTCTGCAACGGTGTCTTTACCAGAACCAATTAATCCAACCAAACCTATTAACATAAGTTTAGTATTTTAACAGTTCTTCATTCTTTTTTCAAGTTCTTTCTTGATTTCCTTTATGGCTTTAAGCATATGATTTGTAATCAGCCAGTTTGGTCCGGCCTTTAACAATGTTTCAAGTCCGATTGTTAAATGCTTGAGTTGTCCATATGATAGTTTGGAAAGTTTTGAGAAGTATTTGTTTTTTGCCATGATATTTGCCTTTCTTGTGCCTTTAATTTACAACTTTATTTAATATATTAGCAGTTTGAATTAACCTATAACAAAACTGTGAGGAGTGCCACCCTCAGCAAAGTTTCCTATCTCGGCATCTAATCTTTCGATCTCAGCCAAGCCTTGTTGTTTAAGTTCACCGCCATTTAAAGTGGTGCCACCTTGTGGCCCCGCTATGGTATTGAATTTTCCTCTTGCCTCACCAAGCATGGTTTTGCAAACTGCCAAAGTGTAGTCCCTGATCCATGGTTTGGAGTAGATGTCTTTTAGCAAAGTTATGTCAGGCCTAAAGTTATCTGTATGCATGAGGATTGTTTCATCATCTGCTCTTGGCCTTTGCGTGATTGTCAGTTGTTTTGTTGCATTGTCGTAATGAAACTGTATAAATGATCCAAATAATTTGCCCACTAATTCTTGGTATGATGCAAAAGCATAGTAAGTTGCAAGTCCACCTGTGGCTCCTGCTCTAAGTAGATATGTGTTGGTGTATGCTAAATTAAATGGTTCGAATAATGTACCACCTTCGCCGCCTTCTGTCCTAGAACCTACTGTTCTTCTAAACAACTTTCTCACATTAATAACTTCATCTGGCAAAATGTATTTGTTTTGATTTTCTTTCAGTTCAAGAAAAGCGTATGATTCTTCAACGGCATTTGATGAACGTTGCCTGTATCTGTTGATCGCCCGTTCTAGAGCGGTTTCATAGTGTTTTGGATCTAATTCAACCTCGATCATGCCTTCACCTAGGTTGTTTTTTACATAATCAAACACTTCTTGTTGCATGGTTTGTAGTTCTGACATACTGATATTTATTGCCTTTGCCTATACAATAAATATGTGTGCTATGCCACGACTATCAATTTTTAAGCCTGAAAAAGGCAATGATTACAAGTTTTTTGACCGTAACATCAAAGAGATGTTTACGGTAGGTGGCACTGATCTTAATCTACACAAATACATTGGCCCACACAGGCAAGGTGACACACAAAAGGATGGCGCGGCTTCGCCTACATCACCAAACTATTCACCTAGTGAAATCAATGAGAGAACCATACAAGATTTATTATTTTTAGAAAACAGAGACAGAAAATACGAGGATGATATCTACACAATTAGGGGTATCTATAACGTTCAGGATATTGATTTTAATCTTAGTCAGTTTGGCATGTTTTTACAGAACGACACACTTTTTATGACAGTACATTTAAATGATTGCGTAGAAAGGATAGGTAGAAAGATCATGTCAGGAGATGTTATTGAATTTCCGCACATGAAAGATGATTTTAGTTTAGATGCATCAATACCAATCGCATTAAAAAGATATTACGTTGTAGAAGATGTAAATCGAGCCGCAGAAGGATTTTCACAAACTTGGTGGCCACATTTACTTCGAGTAAAACTTAAATCATTGATTGATTCACAAGAATTTAGAGATATCATAGGTGATGCTACAACTGATGGCTCTTTGGCAAGTTACATGAGTACATTTAACAAAGAGAAAGAAATTAATGACGCTATTGTTAATCAAGCAGAAGCAGATGCGCCTAAATCAGGCTTCAATTATAAACAATATTATGTTGCCCCAATTGATGAAAGAGGAAACATCAGAACTGATAATGTTAATACAGAAGAACAGAGAGCAAGTTCAGATAAAAAAGTTAATGCTGTTATAGATACACCAGCAAGTTCACATTATGGATTTTATTTAGATGGAGATGGCGTGGCGCCTAACGGTCACCCTGCCGGTTTTGGAACTAGTTTCCCTAGTAGCGGCACTGACAAAGGAGATTATTTTTTACGAACAGACTTTTTGCCTAATAGACTGTTTAGATATGATGGTTTACGTTGGGTGAAAATAGAAGATAATGTAAGAATTACTAAGACTAACACTGATAGCCGTGCTAATTACAAAACAAAATTTGTTAATCAATCGGGTACTACAACTATAAACGGTTTAACTGTCGAACAAAGACAAGCATTAACAGATGCATTAAAACCAAAGGCTGACAATTAATGTTACATTTTTACGAAGGACAAATTAGGAAATTTCTTACACAATTTATAAGAATTTTAAGTAACTTTAGTGTAGAAACTGGCAAAGGCACGGACGGATCTGTAAAATTAAGAGCAATACCTGTGATGTATGGAGATATGACAAGGCAGGTTGCAAACATTATAAGGAACAATTCTGAAAATGCTTTACAATATGCACCAAGGATGTCTGCCTACGTAACATCGTTAGATTATGATAGAGAAAGAATGCAGAATCCTTATCATATAGAAAAACAACATTTGAAAGAAAGAGAATTTGATGAAGCAACAGGCGAATACACAGATAAACTAGGTGCTGGTTATACAGTTGAAAAAGTTATGCCTTCTCCTTTTAGATTAAACGTTGCATGTGATATCTACACAACAAATACAGATCAAAAGTTACAAATATTAGAACAAATATTATATCTATTCAATCCAGACTTTGAAATACAAAAATCAGACAATTATATTGATTGGACAAGTTTAAGTTATGTTGAACTTACAGATATTACTTTTAGTTCAAGGACAATACCTGTAGGCGCTGATTCGGAAATAGACGTGGCTAGTATTAAATTTAGTATGCCGATATGGTTATCTCCTCCTGTAAAAATTTCAAAACTAGGTGTGATACAAAAAATTATAATGAGTATCTATGACGATGATGGTGGTATTGCAAAAGGTCTGATAGACGGAGACTTAATATCAAGAAGTTATATTACACCAAATAATTTCAATCTACTTTTGACAGGAAATCAATTGAGATTAATAGGATCTACAGGCACTAGTGTTAAATCTGGAGGAGATGGATTTTATACTGGAGCAAAAGAACCAAGCAATTTTGATCCTCTTGAACCATTCGGGCCACCAGTAAATTGGAATGTGCTTTTAAATCAATATGGAAAAATAACAAACGGAACTAGTCAAATAAAATTACAACAGCCTGGAGGTAATGAAATAGTTGGTACTATTTCTACTACTCCACTTGACGAAACAATCTTATTGTTTAATATAGATAACGATACTATTCCTGCTAATACATTAACAAACGTACTAAAAGTTATTAATCCTTTGACTTTTAATCCAGACAGTCCAAGTGATGGAGATAGATATTTAATCACAGATGATGTTGGTGATTCCACTAATACATTTGATGCAAGTGCTTGGGGCAATTTAAGAGCCAGTGTTAATGATATTATTCAGTATAATAGTAGCACAAGCAAATGGGGTGTTGTATTTGATGCTAGTAACCCAGATTCTACTCAACACTATGTAACTAATAGCAACACAGGTATTCAATACAGGTTTAATGGCACTAGTTGGGTAAAAAGTTATGAAGGAATATACA